GTGGTGACACTTATGGTGCGTATTCCAGAAAATGGTTTGAAAACTTGTAAATCCGATGATTCATAAATATCAGTATGGTATTCTAACTGCCAAGAACACATAATAATTCAAGGAGAATAAAATGGCGTTTCAACTCTCTCCAGGCGTAAATGTTTCCGAGATTGACTTAACTACAGTCGTTCCTTCGGTTCTTACTACGGCCGGTGCTTTTGCTGGAACATTCCAATGGGGTCCAGCCAATAAAGTAGTATTAGTAGATAGCGAAATTACACTATCTAAAACCTTTGGTACCCCTGACAATGATTCAGCAATATCTTTCTTTACTGCGGCCAGTTTCTTGGCATATGGTAATAATCTAAGTCTTGTTCGTGCTGTTGGTGCTCATTCCAACAATGCAACTTCAAGTGCTAATGTTCAGATTCTCAACTCAGACCAATTCCAATATGAATATTTGGATACTGACCACGCAAATGCCTATGGTGCTTTTGTGGCTAGATATCCAGGTGCTTTAGGAAATTCATTAGTGGTTTCTGTTTGTGATAACTCTACAGACTTTGCATCTTGGTCTTATAAAAATTACTTCACTTCAGCACCTTCCACTTCTGATTTTGCTTCAGCTGTTGGTGGCGTACACGATGAATTACATATTGCAGTTGTTGATGCAGGTGGATTATTTACAGGTACCGCAGGTACCGTTGTAGAAACTTATCCATTTGTTTCAAAAGCATCCGATGCTTCAGTAAGTGGTTCTACAAATTACTATAAACAAGTAATTTTTAATCAATCCAAATATGTTTATGCTGTAGATCCAGTAAGTTATTCTGCTACTCATTTAACATGGGGTCAACCCGCTGCAGGTGTAACCTTTACACAGTTATCTGGTAATGTTGCAACAACACTTACAACAGGTACAAGTGTATCTCCTGCTCAAGGTGATTTAGAAACTGCATTGGATTTGTTTGTAAATAAAGAAACTATTGACATTTCATTGGTACTTACCGGTGATGCCAATGTTGCAATTCAACAATATGCAATTGATAATGTTGTTAATGTTCGTAAAGATTGCGTAGCCTTTATTTCTCCTCCACAAGCTTCCGTTGTTAATAGTTCTGGAGAAGAATCTGGTAATATCACAACATGGTTAGCATCATTAGCTCGCACATCTTCTTTTGTTGTGGCTGATTCTGGTTGGAAGTATATGTTTGACAAATACAACAATGTATATCGTTGGGTTCCACTTAATGGTGATGTTGCTGGTCTTTGTGTAAACACAGATACAGTTCGTGACCCTTGGTATTCACCAGCTGGTTTCAACCGTGGTGCAATCAAAAATGCTATCAAGTTAGCATGGAATCCTAACAAAACTTACCGTGATGCGTTGTATGCTGCTGGTGTAAATCCAGTTGTATCCTTCCCAGGTCAAGGTATCGTATTGTTTGGTGATAAGACATTGTTGAACAAACCATCTGCGTTTGACCGTATCAATGTTCGTAGACTGTTTATTGTTCTTGAAAAATCAATTGCTAAAGCAGCTCAGTTCTCCTTGTTTGAATTCAATGATGAGTTTACCCGTGCTCAGTTTGTGGCATTAGTAACTCCATTCTTGCGTGATGTACAAGGTCGCCGTGGTATTACCGACTTTAAAGTGGTTTGCGATACAACAAATAACACTTCACAAGTTATTGATTCCAACCAGTTTGTTGGTGATATCTATATCAAACCTGCTCGTTCAATCAATTTCATCCAATTAAACTTTGTTGCGGTTGGAACTGGTGTTGATTTTACAACAGTCGTTGGTGCAGCTTAATAAATAACTAACGATATAGGAGATAAAAATGGCATTCAATGTAGCAGAATTTAGAGCGAATATGGTTGGTGACGGTGCCCGTCCCAATCTATTTCAGGTCTCTCTTACATTCCCAGCGATTGCAACTAATGGTTCCGCAGCTAGTCAGAAAACAACTTTCATGGCTAAATCGGCACAATTACCTGGTTCGACAGTAGGCATGGTACCTATCTATTACTTTGGCCGTGAGCTGAAGTTTGTAGGTAACAGAACCTTCACGGACTGGAGTTTGCAAATTATCAATGACGAGGACTTTGCTATTCGCAATGCTCTAGAATCATGGATGAACGCAATCAACAGTCATGCGGGTAACGTAAGAAACTCCGGTGCAGTTAGTCCATCGAATTATAGTGTGGATGCAACTGTTACTCAATTTGGCAAGGCCGGCAAACCTTTGAAAACTTACAAGTTTGTTGGTTTATTCCCACTTGACATCGCACCAATCGATTTAGATTGGGGTTCTAATGATGCAATTGAAGAATACAACGCAACATTTGCTTTCCAGTATTGGGAATCAGATACAACTTCATAATGACTTATATGGGGAACTTCGGTTCCCCAATCATGCTTACTTGACTTGGAATATTAAATAATATGGCAACAGCTAATAAATTCTCTCTCTTTGGTTTTACGGTATCACGGAATAAGTCTGAAGAAGAACAAACCGTGCAACCATCATTCACGCCACCAGCAAATGACGATGGCGCATTAACCATTTCCTCTGCTGCTTACTATGGTACATATGTTGACCTAGACGGCACCGCAAAAAATGAAGTAGAATTAATATCTCGTTACCGAGAAATGGCCATGCAGCCAGAAATTGAATCGGCAATCGATGATATTATGAATGAAGCCATTGTACAAGATGATGATGGTAGAAGTATAGAAATTATTCTGGATGACTTAGAACAACCAGACAAAATTAAGAAGGCCATTAAGGATGAGTTTCAAACTGTCCTTAAATTGTTTAACTACAAGAATATGGCACAAGATATCTTTCGCAGATATTATGTTGATGGTAGACTATACTACAATGTTATCATCGATAAAACAAATCCAATTGGCGGTATTAAAGAACTTCGTTATATTGATCCACGCAAACTTCGTAAAGTCCGTGAGATTAAGAAAAAGAAAGATGAACGTACCGGTGCCGATGTTATTGATGTGGTAAATGAATACTACATTTATAATGACAAGGTGACCACAGGTAACTCGTCCAACTACGGACCAGTAGGTGTACGCATCACAACTGATTCCATCATCTCCGTGGTTTCTGGCCTCATGGACAGTCGCCGAGCAGTAGTCTTATCGTATCTACACAAAGCAATCAAACCACTTAACCAATTAAGGATGATTGAAGATGCTACTGTTATCTATCGTATTAGCCGTGCCCCTGAGCGCCGTATTTTTTACATTGATGTGGGTAATTTACCTAAACTAAAGGCTGAACAATACCTTCGTGACATTATGGTAAAATACAAGAACAAACTTGTATATGATGCCAACACAGGTGAAGTTCGTGATGACCGTAAGTTTATGTCAATGATGGAAGATTTCTGGTTGCCTCGCCGTGAAGGTGGAAAAGGCACGGAAATTACAACATTACCTGGTGGCCAAAACTTAGGTGAATTGGAAGATGTTAAATACTTCCAAAAGAAACTCTACGGCTCTTTGTGTGTGCCAATTTCTCGTTTAGAACCGAACCAAGGTTTCTCAATGGGTCGTGCATCAGAAGTTACCCGTGACGAATTAAAGTTTTCTAAGTTTGTTGATAGATTGCGTAATAAGTTTTCTGAAATTTTTAACCAAACTCTTCGTGTCCAATGCGTATTAAAAGGCATCTGTACCGCTGAAGAGTGGGAAGATTTTAAACAAAATATACATTACGACTTTATTAAAGATAATAACTTTAGTGAACTTAAAGAAGCTGAATTAATGACCAACAGATTACAGTTGTTGGGTTCAGTTGATGCTTATACAGGTCGTTATTTCTCACAAAAATGGATTCAACAAAATGTATTGCGTTTATCTGATGATGAAATCAAAGAAATGCAAGCAGAAATTGATTCAGAGAAAAAAGAAGGCCTTGGATTACCAGTTGGTGTAATGAACGATGTGGCACAACAACAGATGATGGCACAAGTACCACAACAACCACAACATCCCGATGACCAACAGCATCAAATAGATTTGCAACAACAAGCAGCTGACCAAGCCGAACAAGAAGCTAAGGCGGCCGCAAAAGTTACAAAAGAAGCTTCGGTTGGAGTATTCACTAAATTGAAACAAATATTATAAATATTTTGAGGAACTGAAAAATGGACACAAGAAAAATTATCGATTATGCTGCAAATGGCGATGGCACAGAAATGCGGGATGCTTTGTATTCTGCAATTCATGACCGAGTATCTGCACATATTGAAGCTAAAAAGCAAGAAATTGCTCATAGTTTAATTGCACAACCAGAACAAACGCAGGATAATTCTGTTGAAAACGCTTAAAGAAGTTCTTACCAATAAGAAAAGTTCTCTTCCTAAAGTGGAAGAAACAGTTTCTTTGGAATCAGAATTTCTAGAGTTGTTAGATGAAACTTTGTTTGAAGATATCGGTGATGTACAAGGCCATCCTATGGATCCACCAGCTGTTTTGATTATGCGGAGAAAGTCTATTAGACAGTTTCCCAATAATCAAAGAGTGGCAATGTATTATGTGGATAAGATTAATAAATATGTGACAGTACCATATACTGCAATGCAATGGAGTGCTTTTGGACCAGAGGAAACTGAAGTATCTGGTGATGTTATAGAAGAATCGGTTGATGCAATTGGACAGTTACAAAAAATTAAAGATGCTCACCAAATTGGAACAGTAAATCATAAAGATGGTTCCGCAAGTAAGGTGGATGTCCAAACTGCACACGCTATATTAACTATTCATAAAAGTTTGAATATTGATAATAAAAAGAAGTTTGCAGATATGGTTGCAAGGTCGAAACATCATATGCAAAAGGCTTCGGACTTTGCATGGAAACATTTAAAATAATAGGATAACCAAATGAGCGGAAATATTTTTACATACCAAGTTATTAAAGACACAACTGAACACGCCGTCATTAAATTGACTGGTCTGTTTGATGGTTCGGGTCAAGAAAACAATACTGCTCGGATTGCAGCCAACACACTTTATGGTGCTTTAAATGCAAACACAGTACCAGGTCTTTTAAGTGATGGTGGTACTGCACTACCTTACTACGGTTTAAATATTAATCGTATTTGGTATGATACTGCATGCACAGGTAGTGTTGAATTATTTTGGCAGGCAGATACTACAAAAACACTTATGTTCTTAAATGGTAATTTAGAATTTGATGGTAATGGTAACTGGACAACACTTCCAAATGCAGCTAAAAATACTGCTAATTGCAATGGTAATATTGGTGTAAATACTTTAGGCATGGTAGCCAACAGTAGTTATACCATTTTACTGGAATTACGTAAAGAGAATGAATATTACCAGCGTGGTCAGTTTAATGAACCAGCTGCATTTAACTATACTCCGTTTAGTGTTCGCCCCTAAATGAAAGAGTTTGTTGCTAAACTACTATCTAATGAGGTTGTAGAAGCAAAAGAGTTGTTTATTCAACGCATAGATACCTTAGTTAATGAAAAACTTAACCAAGTTAAAATGCGATTGGCTGTAGAGATATATCCAGATGTAGAGTTTGAAGAAGTAAATATTACAGAAGCAAATGTGCAACAGATGGGTCGGACAAAAATGATTCGTGTCCGTATTCGTAAAGGTAAAGTACAACGCCGTAAGAAGTTTTCGGCAATAAAGGGTTACACTATTCGTGGTGGTAAGTTAACCCGTATGTTACCACAAGAAAGACGTCACCGCAAAATGGCTGCTCGGCGTGCCAAATTTAAACGCAGAGGAAAACTAAGACAAGCGTTACGGAAACGTAAACAGTCTATGAGAAAAAGAAAGGCAATGGGACTATAATGAAGCTCATTACAGAAGTTACTGAAACTATCAACTATCTTGCTGAAGAAAAAGACGGCAAGAAATCGTTGTATATCGAAGGTCCATTTCTACAATCAGAAGTGGTAAACCGCAATGGACGGAAGTATATGAAAGAGTCCATGGCCAGAGAAGTAAACCGATATACACAAGATTACATTAATAAAAATCGTGCCTTTGGTGAATTGGGTCATCCAGACACCCCGAGCATTAACCTTGACCGTGTATCACACTTAGTTGTGGGATTACGCCAAGAGGGTAATGATTGGATAGGCAAAGCAAAAATTCTCGACACCCCTATGGGTAATATTGTTAAGAGCTTAATCGAAGGAGGCGCACAAATTGGTGTTTCTTCCCGTGGTATGGGTTCTCTTAAAAATGTTAATGGTATCAATGTTGTCCAGGATGACTTTCATCTAGCCACAGCGGCGGATATTGTAGCAGATCCTTCAGCACCTAATGCCTTTGTACAAGGTATCATGGAGGGTAAAGAATGGATGTTGGTCAATGGCGTATGGACAGAACAGGATTACTCACAGGCGAAAACCCAAATTCGTCAGGCATCACAACGAGAAATCGAAGAAGTAAGTCTACGCATTTGGGAATCATTCGTCAAAAAACTTTAATTATAAATATCCATAATAAATCAAGGAGATTTTCAAAAATGGGAAAATTCAATCTATCTGAAGCCGCTAAAGACATTCTTCAAGGAACTGTTGATGGTAAAAGAAGTGGTCAAGACAAACCATCTAAATTAGATGCTGGTGTAG